CAAGCTGACGGCCCGGCGGAAAGCCCTGGAAAACCGGATGGAGTCCGTCAAAGCGTGGCTGCTGCAGGCCCTGAACGGGGAAAAGCTGAAGACGCCCCGGTGCAATGTGTACCAGACGCACAGCCAGAAAGTCGTGATCGATGACGAAAAGGCGCTGGTCGACATGTTCATGGCGTCGCCTTTCGGGGAGAAGTTCCTGCGGATGAAAGATCCGGAGATCGACAAGACCGCCCTGAAGGACAGCATGAAGCATGGATACGAGTATGAGTTCGCCCATCTGGAAGAGACGGAAAGCGTGGTGATTAAGTGATGAATACATTCATTCCTTTGTATCACGATGATGACAACTTAGAAGATGTTGAAGGAATCATCAGGTCAGATAATATCGTTGAAGTTTGGCATAACAGGGCAGCCAATTCAGTGACTATCAGATACAAGGCGCCGAGTGATGGGCGTGTTATCGATCATGATGAATACTATGACAGTTCTTTAGATGCCAGAGTGCGGTATTTACAGATATTAACGCACATTGTTGATGGAATGCATTATCACAAGAAAAAGTTCAAAGACATCAAAGGCGACAAAATCGCGGATGAATTAATTAAAGCGTTATCTGCAAAGGAGATGAGCTGATGGGCATCCCGGTCCTGATCCTGGGCGAGAGCGGCAGCGGCAAGACTTTCGCCATCAAGAACATGAACCCGGACGAGGTCGGCATCTTCCTGGTGGAAAAGCCCCGGCTCCCGTTCCGGAAGCAGTTCCGCTGCAAGCAGAACGCGACGTATTTTGACATCCAGAAAGCGCTGGCGGATCCGAAGCTGAAGCAGTACGTCATCGACGACAGCCAGTATCTGCTGGTGAATGAGTTTTTTGACCGCGCCAGCGAAACCGGATACCAGAAGTTTACGGACATGGCGCTGAATTTCCGGAACCTGATCCATTTTGTGATCAACAAAGCGCCGGAAGACGTGATCGTCTACTTCCTGCACCACACGGAAACCGACAGCAACGGCAAAGTGAAGGCGAAGACGATCGGTCGGATGCTGGACGAAAAGCTGACGGTCGAGGGGCTGTTCGACATCGTCCTGCGGACGGAGATCGACGCGGAGGGCCACTGGTTCCGGACACAGAGCACCGGATACGACACCGTCAAGAGCCCGGAAGAGATGTTCCCGGACAAGATCCAGAACGACCTTGCCCTGGTGGATAAAACCATCCGCGAATACTACGGAATGGAAGCAATCACAAAAACGAAGAAAACGGAGGAGAAATGACCATGAAACAGTACGAAGGATTCAAGAGCGAAGCGAGCGTGAAAAAGTATCCCATGCTGCCGGCGGGCACCTATGTCGCCGGGATCAAGAACGTGAAGATTGACGGAGACGAGCCGGATCAGCAGCTGGTTCTCCGCCTGGACATCATCGAAGGCGAGTATGCCGGATATTACACGAAGCGCTACGAGAACGACAGCCATGGCGCCGGATACGATCAGCAGTATCAGGCGAAATACAAGGGAGATCTGCGGATCCAGGTGCCGAACCCGGACAACACGAAGCGCAGCCATCCGGAATGGGACGTGCGGACCTTCAACAATGCGATCTACTGTATCGAGCAGAGCAACCCCGGATACAAGTGGGACTGGGATGAGAAGAAGCTGAAGGGAAAGACCGTCGGCATCAACGTCCGCGAAGGCACCTACAACGGGAACGTGTACACGCAGATCGGCCGGCTGGAAGTCGCGGAGGATGTCCGGCAGGGCATCGTCGAGACCATGAAGCCGAAGAAGCCCAGCGGCCAGACGGTCACCGGCGTGGACGAGCAGACCGGCTTCACCGGCGTCGAGACGGACGAACTGCCGTTCTGATGGTCCTTTATGAGGATACCCGCCAGCAGGCGGGGAAACACCGGAACATTCATGCATACTGCGAAAAGCAGGGCATCGAGATCATCCGCCAGGCGCTGAACGTGGGCGATTACCAGATCGCTGGAAAAGGCGACATCAGCGTCGACACCAAGATGGGCGTCCCGGAACTGGCCAGCAACTGTTTTCAGGAGCATGACCGGTTCCGGGATGAGTGCATGCGGGCCCAGCGCTGCGGGATCCAGCTGATCATCCTGATCGAGGAGCAGCTGCCCGGCGGTCGCCTGGACTGGTGGCGCTCGCCCATCGGGTGGGACGGCCTTCCGATGCACCGGTTCAATCCGGATACACTGCGAAAAGTTATGCTGACCATGCAGGAGGAGTACGGCGTGAAGTTCCGGTTCTGCCACCCGGCAAGCACGGGGAAGCAGATGATCGAATACCTGGAAGGGAGGCGCAAATAATGCCGGAAACGGACGCGAAGATATTCGGGGAAGCATACGAACTGTATAACCGGTTCCGCTGGCGCGTCCTGAAAGACGAGGACTTCATCGAACTGTCAAAAGCGATCGCCGCGCTGGCGGAGAAGTACGACTGGCAGCACAACCCGCTGGCGTACCGGATCTGTTCCATGCTGTTCGATGTGTTCAACGATCTGTACAAGGACGGGCGCGTTCCGGAGGTCCCGGACTACTTCGGGAGGAGTGATCTCTGATGAATCCGAAAAGCGCAGCCCAGGTGATCCGGGACAGCGTCACAATGGAACAGATCATAACCCTCTATGGATACAAAACAAAGCACGGTTTCATGGTATGCCCTTTCCACGGAGACAAGGACGCCAGCCTAAAGGTTTACCCGGGGAGCGGCGGATGGCACTGCTTCGGATGCGGAAAAGGCGGGAGCGTCGTCGACTTTGTCATGGAGCACGAAAACTGCGATTTCCGGACGGCGGTCATCGCGATCGACAAGGCCATGCACATGGGGCTCGCGGATCCGCGGGAGGATGCATACAGGGCTGAGATCGAGCGGAATAAGCAGGAATGGCTGGATCAGTACGTCGATGCAATCAATGCCTACTGCGACGCGCTGAAGGCGAAGATCGAATGTGACCTCCGGACGGACCTCGCCAGGGTGAAGGAGATCGAGATGATGAAGCAGACCGGGCAGATGGAAAAACTGACGGCGGCGGACTTTGATTTCCTGCACATGTGGAGTGAGACATCCCAGTACAACGAGTACAAAATCAGCAGGATTGACGAATTCCGGGAGGAGGTGGCCGAATGGCGGAGGAAGTGGCGAAGAGCGAAGTAAGCCTGATCACTGAAGACGTCAAGGCTGCCGGTCTCCAGGTGAAGCCAACCATCGACAATTTTCACCGGCTGATCACGAACCACTACGGCGACCGGCTCCGTCTGAATGAGATGACCGGGAAACCTGAATACAAGAATCCGCGGACACACATGTGGCAGGAATGGACGGACACAGAGGAAAGCCGGATGCGGGCGTACTTTGAGCGGACATACTCTATGTATAGCCAGAACAAATTACAGGACGCGCTTCTGATCTACTTTAACGGGCACAAGGTCAATCCGCTGCTGGATATCCTGAACAGCCTCGTGTGGGACGGAAAACCGCGGGTGGAACATTTCCTGCACGATGTGATGAAGGCGGACGACAGCGACTATATCCGGGAGTGCAGCCGGCTGATCTTTGCCGGGGGCATTCACCGGGCCTATCAGCCCGGTTGCAAGTTCGACGACATGATCGTTCTGATCGGAGGCCAGGGCGCCGGGAAGAGTACAATCGTCCGCTGGCTCAATATTGAGGACCAGTTCTATCAGGAAATCAAGACGATTGCCGGGAAGGAAGGCATCGAAGCGATCCGCGGCGTGTGGATCGGCGAGGTTTCTGAGCTGATGGCCATGACCCGGGTGAAAGAAGCGGAAGCTGTGAAGGCATACATCACGAGTCAGAAGGACAGCTACCGTCCTCCGTACCAGAAGAACGTGCAGACGATCCCGCGGAGGTGCGTGTTCATCGGCACGACAAACAACCCGCAGTTCCTGACGGACAAGACCGGAAACCGGCGCTTCTATCCGGTGATCTGCAAGAGCGACGGATACAAACTGCTGGATAACGAAAAAGGCGTCCGGGAATACATTACCCAGGCATGGGCGGAGGCTGTCTGCAAATTCCGGGAAGGCGATCTGCAACCTTTTGCTAAGAAGGAAGTACTGGATCAGATCCGGGCGGCCCAGGAAGCGGCGATGGAAGACGACTGGCGGATCGGCGCGATTGAACAGTATCTGGAAGACGTGAAGAGGAAGCCAAACGATACCGTCAGCATCATTGAGCTTTGGCATAATGCGCTGAATGAGCCGGACGAGAGCAAGCCTTCACGGGCTGACAGTATTGCAATCACCCAGATCATAACGAATATTCCCGGATGGGTGAAATGTGAGAATCCCATCCACACAAGATGGGGAAAACAGAAAGCATTCAAAAAGGTTAATCCGTATTTTCCCTCATGGAGGTGAGTCAGTTGCCGTCGGTTGCCGTCGGTTTCCACGTCGGTTGCCGGGCAAAATCCTTATATTTACTTACTTTATAAGCATTTTGGAAACCAAGGTAACCAAAGAACATATAAAAAAGTATTCTTTAAAGTATTATATATAGAATTTCGGTTCCTTGGTTGCCTTGGTTGCCATGATGGGGACCGGGAGCCAGACAAAAGGAGAGAAAAGCATGAAGGAACAATTCAGCCTCCCGGAGGACCAGTGTGAGCGCCTGGTCCGGGTGGAGATGCAGGCCGTGCGGATGATGCTGGCGACTCTCAGCACAGCCGCCTATGCAAAGGACGACCTGAAAAAGCGCCTGGAGTGCGTGCCCTACGGGAACGAACGGATGCGGATGGCGCTGGGCGGGCTCAAGTCCGTGATCAACGACCTGATCGGCACCATCAGCGTCCAGCAGGCGAAACAGATCTACGGCACAATGAAGGACTTCGACATGCGTCTGCTGCCGAAGCTGACACCCGGGAGCACGAACGTGATCATGACCAAGGAAGAGGGTATGGAGCTGATGGACATCGCACGGTGGAAGTGTCACAGCTGCGCGGAGGACGGCGAGAGCTGCCGTAGCTGCCGGCTCTACAAGATCCTGGAAGCGACCACGCCCATGGACAGCTACGGCGATGGACTGATGTGCCCATACGCGCTGGCGGAATGGGAGGGATGACTGTGAACACGGAAATGGAGGTGCTGATCACTGACACCGCTGACCGGCTGGAGTATGAAGCAAAGAAAAGCCTTGAGAACAGGGAAACGCACTACATGGCAGCCAAACTTCTCCGGGCCTTCAATGAATTGTTCGCGCCGACCTGGGATGATGTGGATCTGGCGGAGAGGATGCGGAGAGACCGGAAAGCGGACAGGCTGGCGGGGCATCCGTGGAACTTTGATGAGGAGGCGGTGGGATGATGGACAAGGAGATGATTATCAAAGGCTGTGAGTATTGGGTTAATAATCATAAAGGTGAAGACCTTCTGATAGAATATTCATCCGTTGTTGAATTACTCGAACTGCTGAAAGAGCAGGAAGAAATTATTCATTGTAAAGATTGTTATTACTATCACAAACCTGAGTACGGGTTTACTATTGGAGATTGCACTTATAGAACTGCATGGTATCCGGTAAAAGAAAATGAGTTCTGTTCACTTGCAAAACGCAAGGAAGGTCGGTGAAGTGAATGAGAGAAATCATTTTTAGAGAAAAAGAGATAAATATTCCTATAAAAGGGAAAGAGCTTGTGCTTGTCCCTTTCGCAGAGCTTGTCCGGTGTGCTGATTGTCGTCATGCGGACATCAGCCAAAGCGGATTGATCAAATGCCGGGGAATTTTCCGCAGCCGGGAATGGTTCTGTGCTGATGGAGAAAGGCGGGAAGATGAATGACGGACCGAGAGCGCGTCGTGACCAGGCTGAAGAAACTGATCAAGACAGCTCACAATGATGCAAGGGACTTTGTCTATGTGACAGTCGGCACGGCGGGCGTTATCGTCCGGCTGCTGGAGGAACAGGAATGGAGGGGAGCGGATGAACAGAAAACAGGAGATCCTGGTGAATTATCGCGAGATCACCATCACTCTGGAACGCCTGGACATGGAAGTTGAAAAACTGAGCCGTACAGGGTTTATAGGTGGACCGCGAGAAATCAGGTCTCCACAGATCACAGGGATGCCACGAGGAACCAACGACCCGGAGGCGGCGATCCTCCAGAA